ACTAGCTGTAGTATTTACTACAGTATCTTCTTCTACTTTAAAACGGTAAACATTACCGTCATCAGCTTTTACAGCTAATATACAACCAGGTACAATAAAAGGACAATGTGAACCACTGCTTATTTTACCATATTTATCATATTTAGCTGTTACAATTAAATCCTCACCAGCATCGATTGCACCATCATGTGATTCTGCACCTGATATTGTTAATGCTGATTGAGTAACTTCAAAATTACGTCTCTGCCATTGATGACGCTGTTCTAAAAATTTAAAAACAGGGTCGTTAGTAGCTTTCTTAGCAACCTTATTTAGATAAACAAAGAATGGGCTTTGTTGTGGAGCAAGTTCTGCAACTCTATCTCCAAAATTAAAGACTCTTCGTGTATTATCTAAGTCGGCTATCCCAGTACCTTGGGCAGAAGCAACGTTACTATAAACTGTTGCCATTTCGTCTCCTATACACTTTTAATCCTCTCTCAGCTGTCGCGTAGACCTTCGAGTAGGAATTGTTAATTACCAAGGGTTATTCTTTTTATAACCATTTATCATTGAATCCATAATTGAGTCTTCAGAAGATTGTTCAACTGGCTGTTGTGATGGCATTACTCCCATAGGGGATGCAACTTGCTGTGCTCTAGCTTGCTGATTAAAAGCATCACTAGGTTGAGCAGGTTGAGTATTTGCCACACCACCGCTTCCTTGTTTAATTCTCCAAAGTTCAACTAGGTTATCTATATTTAAAGAATCGGGTTTTGACATATCATTCATAAAAGACTGTGCTTCTTCTGCAGATAAACCATGATGACCTTGAACTTGTTCGTAGATTTGATTAAGTTGTTGATTTTGAGCTTGTTGTGCTTGAGCTCTTTTAACTTCCTCAACTCTTCTATTTTGTTCTGCATCAAGTCTTTCTTGTAAAATAGCATTATTATACTCACTTTTCATTGTTGAGTATTCAGTCATTTTATCTCGCCAAGATTCAACTTTATCAAGATATTGTGCACTAGGACTATTTAGGTCTTCCATAGCTTCCGCTCTGTTAAAACCCATTGGTTTTTCTGGTCTTTCTGGAGGTGGAGGGAACTCCTCTCTAGCTTGCTCTTGTACAGGAGCTTCTGCTTGCTGTACAGGCGGAGCTTGAGATTTCATAGCTTCTAACTGATTTTGTAATTGAGCATTCTCATTTTTAACTTTATCAGCTTGAGATTGCCAATATTGATACCTTCTTTCGTCATTTTCATTTGTGACTGGAGCAGGCGTTGCAGTATTACTACCATCCTCACTTACAACTTGTTCTACTGCATTAGTAGATTCTTGAGTTGTTGTACCTTCATCAGATGAGAAAAACGCTTCTTCAACTGATAAATTGGAGCCCTGTTCAGGGGTATCCACGTTTGTTTCGTCTATTTGTGCCATTATTTATTCTTTCTTTTTTTAGTTGCCTCTTTGCTACTAGAGGGTGAACTAGTTTCTTTAGTCGCGTCAGCTATCTGACGTTTTACTGTAGCTAAATTATCATCCAATCTTTTCTCATACAAGGTCCCAGAAGCTGCGGCTTTATTTTCCAATTTATCAAGGTCAGCTTTAAATTTCTCAACCTCAACTCTTTTTCTAAGATTAACCGCTTCTCTATCCCTACTTTGAAGGTCTCCTTCTAGTTTTTGAATATTTTCTTGAGCTGCTTGTAATTGTTGTTGTAATTGCGTAATAACATCTGTCCTTTGTAGGACTCCTTCCATATCAAATACTTCTGTCTTTTTAAGAACCTCTCTTTTATCAATAAGTCCTTTTGCATAAGCATCCATATAGAACTCTAATTCTGCGTATCTATTAGTTGGTAAAGTACCACCACTTACTATCGATATATCGTATTTACCAACTGTAATATCATTTACTACTTTTAATTCATTTGTTTTATCATCAACTAATTTCTGATTTATAACATATTCATTAATAGAGTTATTTGGTTGAACAACTCTAAATGTTTTTTCTGTACTATATAATTGTTGCATTAAAGAAACTGCTACTTCACCTACTCTACATAAAGCTGCTTCTACATCTGCTAATTTAGATTTAATCTTTCTTTGGCCAAATTCATCTAAAGCAATAGTAGCCTTATATGTTTCAGGAGCAGCTGATGCGTTACCTTGCATTAATTCATATAAACCTAATTGATGGTCAATATCTGTTTTAGCAGATTGCTCATTTGAATATAACTCATTAGGTAAAGGGCTAGGTTGTACCGCTACTGGAGGACCATCTGTAGGGTCATAAGGTATAGCTACACCAGGTTGCGCCCACTTTTCTTCAAAGTCTTTCATATCAACACTGCCTTCAGGAACTAATATTTTAGTATTAGTACTTGTAGTAGCGTGAGCAATTATTAAAGAACGAGTCTTATTTATATATTCTTGCAATCCTTTTACCATTCTTACATCAGATGTAGGATAAGGTGTTCTAGTATGTAAGTTACATAAAGGTACAATAGGGTATTTTTCACAAGGAAGTATTCTTGAATACAATAATGTTTCACCCATTATAATACATTGTTTAACTCTTGTTGCCATTATCTTTACAACTTGAATAGCTCCTTTTAATATTAACCCTTGAAAATCAGTTTCTTCAATAGCTATTTCTGGAATTTCTGGGGCAGGAACTTCTGCTTCTACATCATAACCAGCTTGTAACATCTCTTGCTCCATAACAGCTTGTTGTTGCATCATGGCTATTTGTCTTTTTTCTTCTAGCTGCATTACAAGTTGTTCAGCTTGTCTTTGGTCTGTTATAATATTATTTTCTATTATCCAAGCTGGCCTTTGTATGTATTGATTAAATTCGTCCTCTTTTAATAAATCTTCTTTACCTGAAAACTTCTCAAATACTCTCATTCTAGGAACTTCTAGTTTATAGTATCTTTCATAACCTCTTACATATTCGCTTTGTTCATGTAATAACCCTACATCTTCTGGGAAGAAGACTTCACTTTTATTATCTCTTCCTGTTTCAGGCGCATTAAAATCCTGCTCACTTGAAGCATTATCAATTTGTTTTTTATATTTAGGATAAAGTTTTTTAGCTTGTTCTCTACTAAATAATCTAGATACTATAATATTTTCTGCATCATCAAAAAATCTATTTCTACTATTAGGGTCTACATATACATCAAGTGGGTCTATATCATGCATACAAACTTCACCTTTACCCATGTCCATCATAGGGTCTTGATATACATTAATATAACCTATGCCCATAACATAGTAATCGTCTATAGCTTGTTTAATAATTGTCTCACCATCAGATATATCATACATATAAGAAAGTAAATTACTCAATACTTGAGCTACTTTATTATCTGAATCTTCTCTAGGCGCTGCTCTAAAAGATGGTCTCTTAGATGTAAGCATAGCTTTTGCTGCTTCTACAGCAGGGTGTATACGATTTATAACAATAGGAGCTTGTCCTCTTGATTCTAAGACTTGAGCTTGTTCTTTAGTCCATTGTCTACCTAATCTAAACTCTTTGTCTTCTTTAGCTTGTTGAGCCCAAGCATCTCTTTTTTTGCTATAATCCTTATATAACTGAATAGTTTCAGTTACTATTTTGGGTGTTTTGGCCATATTCCCTTACTTTTTATCAATTTAATATACAACTATAATGTCATCCAATCAAGTGTTTTTTTGTTTCTTAGGCTATTTTCATCAATTTTTTCCCATTCTTTACGTCTTGATGGTTTTGCTTTATCTAGAGCTGTCCATATAGCATCCATAACATCGTCATGTTTACCTCTAGGATAACTTAAAAATTCTTGCTGAGGTATATTGTCCTGTGGTCTAAAATAAAAAGAACCTTTAGCAAATAAAGGTACTAATGACAATAATCTTTCACTTTTTCTATTTCTTGGTTTTACACCTTTTTCAAGACCTGGTATATATAAATTATCTTTTAACATAAGCTCTCTGACCGCTGTTCTTAAAGCTTCTTGATAACCAACAGTTTCTATCTTCATCCTCCTAGGCCTATACTTCTTAAAAGTTTCAATAAGTTTTTGAGGCTGTTCTGCAGGACTAATTCTATCCCTATAAATATCAATAATATACTTATTATTATCGGAGTCAATACCCATTGTAGCAACAACAAAGTAATCGGCAGTGGAAGAAAGGCTACTAGCAGGGTCAACTCCACAATAGACCTCAATTGGTTTAATCTCTTCTTCTCCATCTATAGTCCTAACTAGACAATTTTGTCCGTTAATTCTTTTATAGTCATAATGATGCATCTTTATCCATTCTGGTTTGAATGGAGCCATATCAGGAGATTGAGCTATATTCATATACTCTTGATAAAAACCATTTAAGTTTCCTACAGATGCAAACTCTTTCTTTATCTCATTAATACGTGACTTAGGAAATCTTTCGGGCCATATACTATTTTCATCTTCGTCCCATATAGAATACCATAAAACATTCCATGCAGGGGAATCTTTTGCCCAATACAAAAAACAATCTTCAGATATTACTGTACCAATCATAGCTATTTTACCTTCATCAGATAATGATGGTATTACAGCCTCTGTAACCCACTTTCTATTTTTAGCTCTAGCTTCTGGCGTAAATGCATTTAGCTCAGACTCAAAATCGTCTACTATAATAAGGTTAGGTCTAGTATCTCCTTCAATAAATCCTCTAACTCTTTGTCCAGTACCTACAGCTATAATCCTAGCTCCATTAGCTAACACTATATCATTATTAGTCCACCTTCTGGCTGTAGTAGGACCAAGGTCTCCAAATATAGAACTAAACTTATCTGAATGTGTTAAGTGATATTTGATACGTGATAAAAAGTTTATTGACTGAGTTTGTGATTCTGATATGATAACAATAAATAAATCTTCATCTGACTTTTTAAATGCTAATCTCCATAAAGGGAAGATGAGGGTGGTAACTGTAGATTTGGCTGTACCACGGGGAGCTGCAATTAACACCCTCCTTTTGTCGTCATTAGCGAGATTAGCGTACACATCTTTATGGAAGGGGGGTGTACTCTTTCTCAATGCTGTAGGGAAGCAGTGCCTCCCAAATAAAGCCATATTGTTACGAAGCTTTTTTAAAGCTTGCATTTGGCTATATTGTTCTTCGTAATCCACTATTTTTTATTTTTACTATTTTTTTTCTTAGGTCTACCTTTTTTCTTACCGTATGTTCCTGGTCCTGATGGCATTATGATTCCTCCTTAGTTACTGTTTTAGTTGCTATAAGCTTATCTTCTTCTTCTCTTAATTCATCAATAAGTTTAGTATTACTAACTGCTTCTATACTTTCAGTTGTTTTAACTAAAGACTTTTCTTTCATACCGTGCATACCTTGTAAGTTCTCTACAGCACGCATTAGATTAGTAACATCTTTTTTATCCTTAGCCATGGATATAACTTGTGAAAATAAATCTAAAGTATAAGTCTTATCTAATCCATGGTCAGTTAATAAATCTGCTAATTCCTCTTTTATCATTTTACTAAAAACCTCCGTTTTCATCATTCGTTTCCACTTCTTAAATTCAGAAGGGGTATATGTACCAAGGACCATATCTAATGCAAGATTATAGTCCCATGTAACAGAGTAGGCTTTAGCAAGGTTTTTCATCATATCTTGCTTAGACTTAACTTCTAGCATGGGTTTGCCAGACATTGTTGTGTTAGTCTTTCTACCTGATACCTTTAATTTCTTAGAAGCATATTTAGGATTAAAAAAAGTGTAACCCCATGGGAACCTGAGATATATGTTGTCTTTGTCATGATTAGAAGGATACTCCTTACGATTAATGCATTTAGCAACGTAGTTATCATCAGATATAGCATATCCCCCAGGTTGAACCATTTTCCAGTATACATACTCAATTCCTTCTTTATCTGCTTCTTCTTTTCTGTATATAGTGTATGTTGTAGTTCCCACATTTTTGTGGTCTATATTTACTGTATACACTAACTACATACCTTTTAATAATTCTTTTGTCATCTTTGCAACTACTTTAGGGTCAGCAATACCATCTTTTAGATACTTTGTCTGCCTAACTAAATCTGTTACGTTTGTATTTGGTATAAAATATTCAGAATCATTAGGATAATGTCCTAATCGATTTACATCTAAAGCTTGGTCTATATTCTTAGCCCAAAGCATTGCATTGTTCATATTAGAAAAATCATCTATATTTCTTGGGTTAAAGTAGTTAGGATTATTAATAATGTAATCTAACAAGCTAAGCTTTTGTTTATCTTTATATTTTATTGTATGTTTTTTTTCCATTACATCTCCTAATCAATCAATTCAAAATGAGGGAAGTCATCAAAGTTATTGTCATCTACCTCAAAGTTCATATTCCAATCACCACCCCATCTAAGCTTTATTCCCATAGACTGAGCAATGCCAATAACAAAACCAGCAAAAAGATGAAAACGTTCCCTATCATCCCAATCA